AGAGTTAGTCACAGATAAAATAAAAGAAAGTAAAGTTGTAGGAAAAACGGAAAGCCTCTACAAAGTGGCAGTGCGATGGGGGTTGGATGAAGCTAGAAAACTAGCGTCTTTACGTATTAAGAACGTACCTTCCCCTATCAAACGAGATTACGAATGGACGGGTAAGTTTGCGCCTTATGATCATCAACGTGAGACTTCTTCGTTTCTTACATTACATAGGAAAGCATTTTGTTTTAACGAGCAAGGGACGGGTAAAACTGCATCAGTCATTTGGTCTGCGGATTACTTAATGAAGCTTGGGGAAATCAATCGAGTGCTAGTTATATGCCCCCTATCAATTATGAAGTCAGCATGGCAAGAGGACTTGTTTAAGTTTGCTACGCATCGTTCGTGTTCTGTAGCACATGGTGACGCTAAGGCTAGAAAGAAAATCTTGGCTGCTGGGGCAGAGTTTGTCATCATTAATTTTGACGGCGTGGCGATTGTTGAAGATGAAATAAAGAATGGGGGGTTTGATTTAATTGTTGTCGATGAGGCTAATGCCTACAAGAACCCACAGACTAATAGATGGAAAATACTTAAAAGAATTACTGATCGAGTAGAATGGTTATGGATGCTTACTGGTACCCCAGCGGCACAATCGCCCCTGGATGCATATGGGCTAGCGAAATTAGTCAACCCACAAAAAGCTCCTAAATTCTATGGGCACTACCGGGATTCTGTTATGTATAAGGTATCTCAATTCAAATGGGTACCAAAAAGAAACGCACAAGAAGTTGTACATAATATTTTACAACCTGCTATTCGATTTGAGAAAGATCAGTGTTTGGACTTACCGAAGGTTACATACCTCGATAGAGAATCACCACTAACTGCACAACAGAAAAAGTATTATGAAAAGTTAAAGAAACAAATGACCATGGAAGCGGCGGGAGAACAGATTACAGCTGTAAATGCCGCGACTAATTTGAACAAACTGCTACAGATATCTGGTGGTGCGGTTTACTCGGATACTAAAGAAACCATACGGTTCGACGTGTCCAAGCGTTTAAACGCAATTCTTGAGGTCATTGAAGAAGCTTCACACAAAGTGCTTGTCTTCGTTCCATTTACCCACACTATCGATTTATTGAAAGATTTTTTAGACACTAAAAAAATTACATCTACAATTATTAGTGGCAAAGTAAATTTAAATAAACGTTCAGAGAGAATTAAACAATTTCAAACTGAAGAAGATCCAAGGGTTTTAATTATTCAACCGCAAGCTGCTTCACATGGATTAACTTTGACCGCCGCCAATACAATTATTTGGTATGCACCAGTGACAAGTGTTGAAACATACTTACAAGCAAATGCTAGAATTGACCGCCCTGGGCAGAATAACGCTATGAATGTAGTTCATATATCTGGGAGCGCTGTAGAAAAACGTTTATATTCAATGCTTAGGGACAATATTGATAATCACAATAAAGTTATTGACTTATACAGACAAGAACTTTTAGAATAGGAGTGTTGGACAAAGTCAAAACATAATTAAGGAGGATTAATGCAGATTGATGAAATGGACACAGAAAAATTAACTTCTGTATACATTAAGATTCGAGACGCTTTAGACACAAAACGGGAAGAGCATAAAAAAGAACTCGAAGGTTTAAAAAAGCAACTGGATTTAGTTAGCGCAAAGTTGCTTGAGTTGTTGCAAGACCAGAACGCTCAGTCTATTCGGACTGATTCTGGAACTATTATGAAAGGTGTAACTACTAGGTATTGGGCTTCTGATTGGGAGTCTATGTACGATTTCATAAAAGAAAATGATGCCTTCCCATTGTTAGAGCAACGTATACATAAAACTAACATGCGAAAGTTTCTGGAAGAAAATCCAGATAAATGTCCTATTGGTTTACAAACTGATAGTCAATTTTCAATCACAGTAAGAAGAGCAAAATCTAAATAAACAGGAGAACTAAATGAGCGATGTAACTATATTTCAAAATAAATCAGTAGCAACAGATGGTAGCAATGAACTTAGTGATCTTGCTAAGTCGTTTTTGACTACCACTTCTTCAAATCAAAGCCGTAGAATTCAAACGAATACGAACGGAACGTTTAAAAAAATTATCAATGGGGAGCAAATTGGTGGTGCTGTACGAGGTGAGTTTAAAGCTGTAATTATTGGGGCGTTACCCAAGGTTTCTAGAATCTTTTACAAGAGTAAATTTGATCCTAGTAAAGAAGCTACGTTACCTAATTGTTGGTCAAACTTAGGTGACAAACCTGAAGAGGCATCGTCTGATAAACAAAGTGCAAATTGTGCAACCTGTCCTCAGAATATTAAAGGTTCTGGGGAGAACGATAGTCGAGCATGTAAGTATCAGCGTCGTGTGTCTTTACTATTAGAAAATGAGTTTCATGGTGAGGTGTATCAATTCAACATCCCCGCCAAGTCTTTGTTTGGTAAGGGTGATAAGAATGTACATCCGTTTGAGAGCTATATTAAATACGTCATTTCAAACAATGAGTCTCCTGATCGAGTCGTCACTAAAATAGCTTTTGATCCTGATGCAGACACAATGGAGTTGAACTTTAGTGCGGAAAGAATCCTTTCTCAAGACGAGTTTGAAGTTGTTAAGGCTGCACAGCAACGCCCAGAGACTGAAAGGTACACTAAGATTACTGTTGCCCAGACTGATGGCGTGAAGAAAGCTCCAGTTTCAATAGAAAAGCCTAAAGTTGTTCGTGCTGAAGAACCTGAAGACGAAGTTATTGCAGAACCAGTAAAGAAAGAAAACAAGAAAGCCGCCGCTAAACCAAAAGCAAAAGACGACTTAGCTGAAGTCTTAGACGCTTGGGGTTCCGACGACTGATTATGAGCTACGGATACAGCGTACGAGTAATTACTTTAAACAAGAAAGCTGACCGTGGGGCTGTTGGTGTCCATCTTGGGCGGGTGTGTATTAAGCATGACATATCCGTTTCCGAGGTGGCTATCAAACTCAAAGTGAGTAGGCAAACTGTCTATAACTGGTTCACTGGTTTTTCAAACCCTAAAGGGAAAAAGATAGATGTAATTCATCGCTTTCTTGATACTTTAAAACACTAAGTAGGGCACTATTTATGAGCGATAAAATAGACTTACTTAGTACTGTTCAGCCGTCTTCGGGATGGTTTTGCATACTAGGTATTAAAAACAATAAAGTAAAACAAAATTTAGTTGCAACTAGAGCGGAAGTTGATGCGTTAGTTAAAACGTTTGTTTCTGAAAAGAACGATGTTTATTTTGGCGTAGCGAAGTTTAAATCTGATTCTGGGCGAATTAAAACTAATGTGGATTTGCTGAAATCTTTGTGGGTAGATATTGACTGCGGAGAAAGTAAAGCAAAAGTTGATGAGAAAACTGGTAGACCCGATGGGTACTTGACACAATCAGAAGGATTGCAAGCGCTCAAAAAGTTTTGTGGTTTGATAGGGCTACCTAAACCTATAGTAGTTAACTCTGGGCGCGGGATTCATGCGTACTGGCCTTTTGTTTCTGAGGTTACACGTGAAGAATGGGAACCCGTAGCTGCTAGGTTGCGTGATCTTTGTATAACACATGACTTTTATGTGGACACTAAAGTGTTTGAGGCTGCTCGAGTACTACGAGTACCAGATACATTTAATTTCAAAGACGACCCACCTAAGCCAGTAACAGTGATGCTTGGTGCAGATGCAGTTGAATTTGAAGTAATCAAAAACATTTTAGGTGTAAAAGATACACCTGTTGCGCCACCTAAAGCAGAGATGTCTGAACTTGGTAAGGCAATGATGTCGAACATGACTTCAAGCTTTAGTAAGATCATGCTACGTAGTGGTAAAGGTAATGGGTGTAATCAGTTGTTGTACGCTTACAAACAACGCTCGGATCTGTCGGAACCTCGATGGTTTAGCGCTTTATCTATTGCTAAATTTTGTAAAGATAAAGACGATGCAATACATAAACTTTCCTCTGGGCATCCTGACTATGATCCTGGGACGACTGAGAAAAAAATAGCCCACATATTAGGGCCACATGGTTGCGCAGAGTTTGAACGTGGAAATCCCGGAGGATGTGATAAGTGTACCCATAAAGGCAAGATTACTTCTCCAATTAGTTTAGGTAAAGAAGTGTTAGAGGCAAAGGTCGAAGACAACACTGTAGTGGTCTCAAGTCCAGATGAAGATTTAGCAGATGAAATACATATAGTGCCTGAGTTTCCTAGCCCGTATATTAGGGGTAAAAATGGTGGTATCTATGTATCTATGGGTGAAGATGAGGAACCTATATGCATATACCAAAATGATTTATATGTTGTAAAACGTATGCGTGATCCTTTGTGGGGCGAGGTTACTTTAGTAAAACTACATTTGCCACGGGATGGAGTGAAAGAATTTGTGATCCCAAACTCTCAGATTACCGACCCAAAAGAGTTGCGAAGGATTTTATCGAGTCAAGGCGTTGCGTGTAATGGTAAGAAGTTTAAATTACTAACTGATTTTATTTTAATTTGTATTAATGAACTACAACTACAAAAGAGAGCAGAGCAAATGAGACAACAGTTCGGATGGGCTGACAAAAACACTAAGTTTATTTTGGGTGATAAAGAGATTAGTGCGGAAGGGGTATATCACAGCCCACCTTCTTCTGCCACTAAAGAACTTGCACCGCACTTACAACCTAAAGGCACATTAGAAGATTGGAAGGAAGTGTTTAATCTGTATGGCAAGCCAGGGCTAGAACCCCATGCGTTTGCGGCGTTAACTGCTTTTGGCGCTCCGTTATTAAAGTTTTTAGGGCAAACAGGGGCTATCATTAACTTGATCCACGCTGACTCTGGCACAGGCAAATCAACTGTATTACGTATGTGCAATAGCGTCTGGGGTCACCCAACAAAGATAGGATTGATGTGGGATGACACGTTTGTTTCTAAGATGCTAACTCTAGGCATACTAAACAACTTACCTTTTACTGTGGATGAAATTACAAATATGCATCCTAAAGAGTTTTCCACACTCGTTTATAGTATGTCACAAGGTCGTGGTCGGCATCGAGCAAAAGCAAATGCTAATGAATTAAGAACTAATAATACAACATGGTCAACGATATCTTTATGTACTTCAAACTCTCCGTTTTATCAAAATCTTGGATCAATAAAAAATAGTCCTGATGGTGAGATGATGCGGTTATTAGAGTATCGTATTGAGCCAAACAAAATTATTGCCGCTGATTTTGCTAAGGAAATGTTTGATCATCAACTTAGTGATAACTATGGGCATGCAGGAGAGATATACGCTAAATACCTGTTAAGCAACATGGAAGAGGTTCTTACTGCGGTTAAATCTATCCAAGGCAAGTTAGATAAGGAACTACAACTCGAAGCAAAAGAGCGTTTTTGGTCTGCTGTAGTTGCGGCAAACATAACTGGTGGACTTATTGCTAAGCGTTTAGAGTTGCTCAATTGGGATATGAAACAGATTTATGCTTGGTCTACTGGTATGTTGCAAGACTTACGTAAGGATACTGCGCCACCACCAACTAATTTAGTCTCAGTAATTGGTGATTATATTAATAGGAATATACAGAACATCGCAGTGGTTAATGATGAGGTAGACTTACGCACCAACATGCAAATGATGCCACTTGAAACTCCTCGAGGGGCATTGAAGATCCGGTATGAGCCTGATACTAAAAAGATGTTCTTTGCTACTAAACCATTTAAAACCGAATGTACTGAGTATCAAATTGACTATAAAGATTTGTTGTCGCAACTTAAAGAGCAAGGTATTTTTATGGGGTCAATGGTTAAGCGCTTGGGTAAAGGTTTAAAAGTCGCTAGTCCAGGGGTTCATACTTTAGTTTTTGATTGCTCAAATCCTAACTTTATTGATATGGATGAATTTGCGAAGCCAGAAGATGATAGTAGAGAAGGTCAGTTACCAAGTTGATTGGGCAAAGTTTAAGCGGGGGACTTCTATTTTTCTCCCGTGTTTAAATCCTGTGCAAGCAAAGAAAGATATTTTAAAAGTTATGAAACGACTTAAGTTTAAAGTTGTCCAGAAGGTAGTTATTCAAGAAGGGATAAAAGGTGTTCGAGTCTGGAGAGTTTAAACTGTAGGGTATTTCTCGCTCTTTACCTTATGGTTTAGCCCCCCGCCTAAAAACGGGGGGTTTTTTATTCTTGTTGTTCTCTTTTCCGGCGTTCTATTCTAAGTAAACTTTGTCTTTTAAGAAGTTCTCGTTGTATATTTTCTGCTTCTGCTTTAGAAAGACCAGATTTAGATAGTGCCTTATTGACTTTATCCCTGCCTTCTTCCGCAGCTTCTTGTCCTCTCTTACCCATTTCACCAAATTCAATCTCTTCTCTATATTGTAGCTCTAGTTCTGCAAGAGCATTAAGAGCAAAATCAAGATCTGCCTCAGCTATAGCATAGGCTCTACTAGCTTTATCTCTTCTTAAACGAGTTAATTCTTCCGATGCATCTCTAACTTCTTTTGCTGCTTTACCCATTAAAGCGTTAAGTTCGGTTCTAGTTCGTATTTTAAACCCTGCTTGTTTTTCTACGTTTGCTCGATCTACGGGCATTACTCCAAAAATTGCACGCATAAACGTATCCAATGCACTAATTTCTTCTGGTTTAAGTGCAAGAGATCTTTCTGAGCTTGTACCCTTAGTTTTATCTTGATAGGCTCTATACAAATCGCGTATTTGATTTTGCGAAGTTATTGCGTCCGTAGTTAAAGTATATATAGCGTCACCTACCCGACCTTGGGATAAAAGTTTTCCTACTCTTCCAAGTGTTTCAATTATGCCTTGTGCGTCACTAGCAGTAACCCCTAACATCGATGTAGCTGCGTCACCAATGGCGGCATCAACAGACGACGCAGGGCGGCTATACACATTAGGGGCTAAGAAATCGTAATCTAATTTACTAGAAAAATCATAATCAGTTATAGCATTAAATAGCCCACCCCTTGCAACTTTAGTCATGAATGAATCTTCACCGCCAAATTTATTTGGTATCCACTCAAAATATAAATACTCTGAAAGACCATTGTGATTCATCATGTTTTCTATTCTTCTTTTTTCTTGTCTTTCTTCTTCTATATCATCATCAAACAGTAGTGGTAAGGCAACACCTTTTATTCCCATTGCTAAGGCACTTAACAACACAAAACTACCTGAAGCCGCACCAAAACCTCCAGTAAGTAAACTAAAGGTGGTTAGCCCCGCTAAATTTTTAATTGCTCTTCCTCTTTCCTTAAAAGGGACATTTGCTAATGGGGAAAATGCGTTAGTCATATTCCTAAGAAGTAGGGCTATAGCTTGAAATCTAAAACTCCCTAGTCGAGTACCTTGCCTAGTAGCCCAACTTACAAAAGCTTGGGGGCCACGCCCGCCAGAATTTATCCAACGATTAAAGTTTCTATTAAACGGGTCGTAGTTGAACGCAACTTCTTGAGTTTTTATTTTTGCGGCCCTTGTAGATTCCTTAAAGGCATTTTCTATAGCCTTTACGTCACCTTGTTTAATATTTTTAACTCTACGATTGAAATCTGCCTCAAATGCCACTAAATATACAATCTCTCGTGTTTGTCGTTCGGTGACACGGAATATTAAAGAAAAAGCATCTAGTACTTTTTTTGTTGTCGCTGGAGAGTCTAAATCTTTTAATGATACGTTAGATGGTTGACTAGCAAAGTGAGTAAGCTCACTAATATAATTAGTATTAAATCCAGCT